AGAAACACTTGTCCGCAAGTATTTCCTTCAAAAGGTTCTCTCCAATGCTCTAACTCGCATCCACTGTATACTAACATGTCTCCTACTTCAAGTAAGACTTTAGTACCTTCGGGAGCATTGGGTTTGTGTAGATTTTTATTTTCATCGATAACATTATCAGCGCCGGTACCGTCTATGAAAATAGGCCACGGGTCTCCTCCTAAATGAATGGTTGTCGAGATTTCACAGCTTGGTCTGTCTTTATGACGCTTTAATATATCGCCTTTTTTATAGAGCCTTGCATAAGAATAGGTAGGAATAAGATTTAACCCTGTTTCCTGGGCCATGACTGGTAGTACCTTAACCAGAAGCGTTTCCATTACATTATCCCCATAATGAGAATAGGTGTTGGGTATCTGTGGATCTGCCCATGTACCCAGCATTCCATTGTCATAGGTTATATTATTATCGTACATGTATTTAACGGCATCTCTTTTAAGAAGAAAATAGTTAAAGACGAAGTTAGCTAACTCGTAGCTGATTGCACCTTTGATTACTTGATATTTATTAAACGTCATACGATCATACACTTTTGTAAAAAATTAAAAGACACAGATATTCTTATATCATTAGATTCGTTAGGATCCACACAATGCATTAACCAAGCGGGGAACATAATTAAACGTCCTGCTTTTGGTTCGTAGTGATGCTCTCTCCATAATCTTTCAGGTAGCTTACCTTTTTTTTGTCGCGGTCTATACATAGCAGCGGAAGCTCGAGGATCATCTATTTTTAAATTTCCACAATTTTTAGGTGCTTTAATATAATATACGCCTGACCATAAAGAATTGGGATGTTGGTGAGCTCGATTCATTCCACCTGGTGGATTTATATTTGCCCACATATTACCAAGATAAGGTTCATTATCTAAATGTTCTTGATCGTAAATAGTTTTCTGTGAAGCATATAACATATTAACTAGTTTTGCATACTCTGGAAGTTCGTGCATATCAGTTTGTGAATGCCAACCTTTAACATTTGTTCTTGATATGCCCTTATCTTTATTAGACCAAGCTATAATATCTCGTTCTAATTCTTGATTTAAAGTTGGGTGTTTTATATCTGCAATATAAATTGGTGTTGGAAAATGTAGTTCTCTAAACATTATTTAAACGGTGTGCCTCCAAACCACATAACTAAAGATTTTCTTGTTCCTCTTATAACAGGTTTAACTCTATGTCTTATAAATGATGCAAAAAAAACAATTTGACCTTGTTTAATTTTTGCAACTTTACCTTCAGCCATTAATTCTAAATCTCCACCTTCAAATTCTGATTCAGGAGAGAGTAGACAAGTCATAGATATTTTTCTAACTGGCGGCTCGTGTGCACAGTTAACATCATTATCAACATGCCAATCATAAAACCCGCCTTCAGGGTACTCGGTGTATTGTGCCATCTCTGTGATTGTCATTCCATCAAAACCAAAATGATTACCATTGGTAGTCTTCATAATTTTTTCCATGTCTTTGTACATCTCCGGTATTCTTTTAAATGGAATCCAACTAATATGTGAGGTTCTAGCTTTAGTATCTAACTTTCCTCCTTTGATTCCTGTATCTTTATTTCCAACTTGTGCATCTTGCTTAGGTTCAGCTCTTCCTGCTTCAATAATCACCTGACATTGTTTAGGTGTAAAGACCGGTGTAGTTGTTTCAACAATATAAGATTTCCATTTTGGTTCTGTTATCATATTAATATCCGTATTCTACCCATCCCGTTATTATATATTTGTCATTTGATAGAGGTGGGTTGCCTCTATGAATATGTGTAAATTGTGACGGCCATACCATCAATGTATTTTTCTGTGGTTTAAAACGACATTTTTGATATAAGAATTCTGTTTCACCTCCTTCTGTTACATCGTTTAAATATAACATAAAAGCTAATATTCTGTTTCTAGCTTTCATTTCTGCATTTTCACAATGCCAAAAATGATAACCTTCACCTACTTTAGTTTTTTGTATCTTAACTTCTAATATATTATGGGTAGCTAGTTTTTTTAGATAAGAATATTTTTGAACATAGAGGGGGTATGCTTCTTTAAAAAATAAATCTATAAAAGGTTTATTATTATAAGTCATTGCAACATTTGTTTCTCGTATAGTATCTATTGCAGTATCAGCTACTAATGTTTCATCTTCGCGTCTTGGATACACTGCACCTTGTTGCTCGCACTTATTAAAATAATTTAAATAATCATCTATTAGTTCGTTTGGCATAAAATTTTTAAATACACCAATGTGGTTATCTATTAAAAACTGTCTATCCATTATATAGCTCCTCTGTTTTTAATTGGATCAAAATCTACATCACAGTTTGCAGCTAGTGTTCGTCTAGTCTCAGTAGTCCCATTGAATGGGTACACACAGTGTCTCATATCATAAGGAAACACATAAAAATCTCTAAGGTCCATTGGTGGCTGGTAATCTATTTTAGCAAACTGACCATTACTTGCTCCCAATATTTGAAGTCTACCATTCTGTTGAATGTGTTCTGCTGAATATTCTTTACCATAAGTAGAGGGTAGTTTTAAAATCATTACAGAAGACAGGCCTGTAAATAACATTCCCCTATGAATATGCGCTGGATTGTATTCGTGTTGTTTCATTTCATTAACCCAAATAGAATTTAAATGAGTAGCATATTCTCTAATTTTATTAAAAGCTAAATAATGTTTAAAAACAGTCACGAAATAATTTGTAACATTTAGAGGTAGCACATTATGATTTTTCATCTTAGTTTGATCTTTACCATGATAAAATAATGAATGTTCGTTCTCTATCTTACCTACTAACTGCCCATTAGCTGGTGCAAGATTATGAAAGTTTTGTTCATAGATCTGATTAAGCGCACTAAAAATATCTAGAGGTACTTGATATTTCAATACTGATTGACCTAAAAATACAAAGTCAAATTTTAATGTGGCCATATTTCTGTCTAATCCTTTCTGGAATTTTATTAATGTATGGATTATATTTCTTCTTTACACCCTCGGGCCATACTTTATGCATATTTTTTCCAACAACGGTATCATCATAACCTATACCATTGATATTTATTTGATTCAAGTTTTTAAAATAATGAGGATAATAAGGTTCATCTAAAAAAGTATATATCTTTCTAAACTCTTGTTCTGGGTTTGTAACGATGTCATCATACTTTACAAAATGACACATGTCAGGATAATTATATGCATTTTGTATGGACTTAATTTCTTTAACGATAGCTCCATCTTTATTCATTAATGATAATAATTTTTCTTCATCACTAGAGCCTAATTTATTAACAAAAGAATCAGGATTTTCTGAATACCATTGTATGTAACTTGCAAGTACTTCCATTAAATCTCTAAGTAATACAACACATTTAAAACCGGGTTTAAAATGTTCTTTCATTAATTCAAGATTGCCGGGGTTACCACTCAACATTATAGGCCCGCGGTCAATAATTATTCGTTGTGGCCATTGTTTATAATAATTATCATAAACAGAATCTAATACATTATCTAAAGATTTATGGTCAGAAAAATTTTGAAAGACATCTGTTTGTTTTAATAAATATAAATTTTTTATTATCTCAAGAGTAATAGAATTAGCAGTGCATGCTAATTCTTTATTTTGATTCATAATACTTGCAAATAAAGTATTGCCAGATCTTGGTAATGCTATTAAAAAAAATAGTTTACGGTTTTGGGTTCCCATCTTGAGTAATTTGTTCTTTCTTTTCTGTATTGTTTTCTAATTCACCGGATTTTTTAATTCTTCGTAAGGATTGCAGTTGTCCCATAATATTAAACACTTCAGCTTCATTTGAGTTTGCATTTAAAGTTTTTGCTTTTTCAGCATATTGTATGCCATAAGATTCTAGTTGGTGTTGGTTAACATCTTTGTCATTAAAAGATCCATCATTAAATTCACCTTTTAATTTAGACCACATTTTAATCTCTCTCATTCTATGTTTGGCAGCTTTTTCCATAGATGCTTTACCAAAACGAGCTTCATCTAAATCTATTTCATATTTAGATAATTTATATTCATCTTTTTCAGATTCTATTTTTTTCTCCAACCATTTAATCTTTGCTTCATTTCTTCTATATTCAAAAGATAAAGTCATTAGATTATCTAAGTAACTAGATTGTTCTCTGACACACTGCCAATATTTTGAAGCTTTAGTGGGATACCTATTGTCTTGTAATACAGAGAATCTGGCTTCAGTTTCTGTTCGAAACATTTGTTTCTTGGTCCAGGTATCTCTAAGCTCGTCTACCATACCTTTGAACGAAGATAGATCTTCCTGCTCCAATAAATTAGTTAAATGGGGTTCTTCTTTTTGTATAATATCTTTAACGTCTTTTTTCATTTCTTTATCCTTTATAGTTGTTTCTTATATATATTATTTAAAATATATTACAAGTCTTAAGAATTGCTAAAAGTTTGTGTTAATGGTACGCCTGCACCTGTCCATAATTCTGTTACGGCTGATAGACTACCTACCCAACCACCCCCAGCTATAGCTGCTCCTTGACTACCGCAACTACCAAATGAAGTTCTTGCAGTATTCATGTCAGTAGTTTCAGTCCAATTTGTGCCGTTCCATTCTTCTGTTGCTCCAGTATATGCTGGAGGTGGTGGAGCACCACCAAAAGCTAATGCTAATGTAGCAATTCCAGCGCTTCCCATATCACTTCTAGCAGTATTTAAATCATTAACTTCTGTCCAATTAGTTCCATTCCAAGATTCAGTTGCAGCTACCCCCGAACCGCCAAAACATAAAGCAGAAGTATTATCAACCCCAGCGGAAGACCGACCTTGAATAGAAGTATTCATGTCATTAACTTCTGTCCAGTTAGTTCCATTCCATAATTCATTTAAAACTCTAACTGGAGGTGGAGAATATCCACCAGAACCTAAAGCGGATGTTTGTGATCCACATCCAGATATATTATATCTAGCAGTTCCTAAATTATTAACTTCCGTCCAGTTAGTCCCATTCCATAATTCTGTATTTACTGTTGGAGCTGCAGGATAATTTCTTCCTCCAAAACATAATGCAGCCGTCTGAGTTCCTGCTCCACCTGGACCATATCTAGCAAGGCTTAAGTCATTAAGCTCTGTCCAATTTGATCCATTATATAATTCTGTCAAAGCACTAGGTGATGCCGTTAATCCAGCAAATACGAAACCTAATGTTCCAGGTGCTTGACCTGCTCCTGCAATAATTCTTCTAGCAGTGTTTAAACTTCCACCCGTGACCCAAGAACCTGCAGCTGTTTCAGCCGCAGCTTTCACAACATTAGTTGTTGTGTTGTACCAAACTTGTCCTAGAACAGGATTCGCAGGATCCGAGGATACTGCTTCAATGTTTGTGCCAAATATTTCTTTGTATGTTGTCATAATTAATCCGTAGTTATTGTTTTAGTTGTGTAAGACGGTTTAGTCCACGCTTCTGTTGCTGCTGTAACGGGCGGAGTTCCACCAAAATCTAAAGCACTAGAGCTAGATCCACCTCCTGCTAATTCTCTTCTTGCAGTATTTAAATCTGCTTCTTCTGACCAGTTTGTTCCATTCCATAATTCAGTTGCTGCAGTAGTTGACCCCGGAGAAACTTCTCCACCTGAAGCTAAAGCAGCTGTATTATCTGCTCCTGCACTTGCCGTATAACCTCTTCCAGTATTTAAATTGTTTACTTCAGTCCAGTTTGTTCCATTCCATAATTCTGTTGCGTCGGCACTTCCTGATGGAACATTATTACCCCAAGTTAATGCTGAAGTACTTGTTCCAGCACCACCAACTCTTGCTCTTGCAGTATTCATGTCATTAAGCTCTGTCCAATTAGTTCCATTCCATAATTCTGTTACTGCACCTGCTGGTTCTCCACCAAATGCTAAAGATGCTGTGTTAGTAGCACCTGCTCCTGCTAAACTTCTTCTAGCAGTGTTTAAATCATTAACTTCTGTCCAGTTGGTTCCGTTCCAAGTTTCCGTTGCTCCAGTAGGTCCATTTCCACCAAAGCATAAAGCTCCTGTTGAGATTCCTGCACCAGCTCCGTCTCTTCTACCAGTATTTAAATCGTTAACTTCAGTCCAGTTCGTTCCATTGTAAAGTTCTGTTACTGCTAGGGTTAGACTTCCACCAAAAGCTAAACCTGCTGAATTAGTTTGATATCTAGCCCCCATTAATTGGGATCTAGCAGTATTTAAACTACCACCCGTGACCCAAGCACCTATTGGAGTACCTGTGTTCCACTCTTCTACTGCTGCAGAAACTCCAGGAACGCCTCCTCCAGAACAAAGTGCACTTGTAGATGTGCCATTTCCATCCATATAATATCTTGCTGTATTTAAATCATTTTGTTCTACCCAGTTTGTTCCATTCCATAATTCTGTTTCTGCATCAAGTGTTCCTGCTTGATTTGAACCACCATAAATTAATGCTGCTGTAGAATTTCCTGCTGCAGCTGCATTGTATCGTGCAGTATTTATATTATTAACTTCTGTCCAGCTGCTACCATTCCATAATTCTGCATTTGCAACTGTGGGTGGTTCTGTAGAACCGCCTGCAGCAATAGCTGCTGTATTATCTCCAGATAACATAGGACCATTTCTAGCAGTATTCATGTCAGCAACTTCAGTCCAGTTAGTTCCATTCCAAGATTCTACTTCAACTGCTACGCCTGGAGCTTTCCAACCTCCAACAGCCAAACTTGTAGGAGCAGTTCCTGAACCTGACCCTAGTGTAGCTCTTGCAGTATTCATATCATTTACTTCAGTCCAATTAGAGCCATTCCATAATTCTGTAATTGTTTGCATTCCTGGAATTTCACCAGCAAAAGCTAAAGCTGAAGTTTGAGTTCCTTGACCTCCCAAATAAGCTCTAGCTGTATTCAAGTCATTTACTTCTGTCCAAGAACTTCCATTATAAGATTCTGTTACATTTGTAACAGATGGAGCTGGAGCTCTACCACCAAAAACTAAAGCAGCCGTATTATCTGCACCAGCAGCACCAAGACCATATCTAGCTGTATTTAAACTATTACCAGTTACCCAAGAATCTATTGTGCTCTCATACTCATACTTTAAAGTATTTGCAGTTTCGTTATACCACACCTGTCCCTGAATCGGATCACTAGGATCCGTACTGTAGTCCTGCACCTTCGTGCCATGAATACCTTTATACTCAGCCATTTAAATTTTTACTCCTCCAATGTTATGTCAGTAGGTCTTGTGTTAGTCTCTACCTCTGGTGCTTTTTCAGCATCAGGTAAAGCATCCCACGCAGCTTGCGCTGCTTGAACCTCTACATCAACAATCGTTTGTGCTTCATCCTTTGTTTTAACAGCACCTGCAACCTTAGCAATCCAAAGATTACCATGTTTATTGTATGCAGGAACTTGCCAAACATTACCAGGATAGCCAGCAAACGTGATTCTATGAGATTCATTGTGATCGATGAAACCCTTTCCCCAGTTTTCTGCTACACAGTATTGATATGTTTTTGTCATAGTTTTCTCCTTGTTAACTTGTTGTTATTGTTTCTACCACAATAAGTGGTTTATTCCACTCTTCTGTTGCTGCTGAAGATGCTGGAGCACCTCCCCCAGCAATTAAACCTGCTGTTCCGGGTGCATTAGGACCTCCACCTGCAGCGTATCTTGCCGTATTTAAATCTGCTTGTTCTGACCAAGCTGAACCATTCCATTGTTCTGTTAATGCAAAAGTACTAGGTCCTGGAGATCCATAAGAAGCAGTTACTAAAGCCAAAGTATTATCAGTTCCAAAACCAGCACCCTCACTTCTTGCATTAGCCATACTTGTAATTGCCGTCCAATTTGTTCCATTCCAAGTTTCAGCACTATTCATTATTGGAGGAGTTCCACCCATACTTATTGCAGAAGTTTGAGTTCCTGCACCTATAGGTGCCCTTCTAGCAGTGTTTAAATCATTAACTTCTGTCCAGTTTGTTCCATTCCATAATTCTGTGTCTGCTGTAACGGCTCCTAATGGAACTTTACCACCACCAAAACACAAGGCCGAAGTATTACTTGCTCCTGCACTTCCTACACTTTGTCTAGCCGTTCCTAAATCATTTACTTCTGTCCAATTTGTACCATTCCAAGACTCTGTTACTGCTGTTTGACCAGTTGATCCTGTTGAAGTATCCCCACCAAAAGTTAAAGCATTTGTATTATCTGTCCCAGTTCCTCCAACCTGTCGTCTTGTAGTATTTAAATCGTTAACTTCAGTCCAGTTCGTTCCATTGTAAGATTCAGTTTTATTTGAATTTGTTGGTGGGTGGTGTCCACCAAAAACTACTGCAGAAGTTTGAGTACCTGCGCCACCTAATGTTTCTCTTGCGGTGTTTAAATTATTACCAGTTACCCAAGCCCCAGCCGCATTTGTATTTTGATATTTGAAATCGCTACTGGTACTGTCGTACCAAACCTGACCATCAACTGCACCAGGGAGATCGCCAGCGAAATTCTGAACCGCTGTGCCATTGATCCCTTTATATGTAGTCATGACTATTTATTCTTTAACAACCAACCTTGAGTTCCATCTGTATAGACCAAAGTATTAGCTGCCCTTTCTACTGAAACTGTTAAATCGGCTGTTAAACCTGTAATTTTTTCAGATCCATTTGCAGCAATTGTAAATGTATTAGAATCAAATGTTCCTGCGTAATCTACAAAAGATATTTCATCACCTAAAGTTCCTGCCGGTAAGTTCATTGTAAAAACACCACCTGTAGTGTTTGCAAAATAACCTTGTCCAGCTACCGCTGTAAATGTCGAAGTTTTAACTGCTTGCCAATCCGTTCCACCAGAATTATCTACCCATGATAAAACACCACCTGTTGTTGAGGTTAATATTTGATCATTAGAAGTAGCCACGGCTCCAGGCCACGTCAAAGTATAAGACGTTGTGCCATCTACTGCTTTCTGACCTATGTACTGTCCTCCTGTATTATCTTGTAATCTAATTTCTTTCGAAGTCCCAATATTTAAACCTGTTGAATCCCAATATAAATTTGCATCTCCTGCAAAAGCACTTGAACTATTATATTGAATTTGAGTATTAGAACCTGCTGCTGCAGTTGCTGCACCAAAACCTGTATCATAAACACCTGTGTTTGTTGCTACACCATCAAAATAAACAATCTTCCAATCTTTATCACCTGTTGCCCAAGTGACCGTGGCCCCTGAACCTGTAGCTGCTTTTAATTGAAGTGTCTCTGCATTTGAAGTTGCGTTTTTAATTATATAAAAATTTTCTGTAAGTACTGGGAAAGTAACAATTCTTGAACCTCCTAAAGCCCCTGTAAATATAATTATTCTACTTGCAACAACAGCATTTAATGCTCCATCTGCTTTAGCAAATGCTACAGTTCCTGTACCAGCTATATCTTGTGATATATAACCGCCCGAAATTTGTTCTATAAGATTTAAATTTGTATTTGTTTTTGTTCCCCAAGTACCAGCATTTTCGCCAGTTACCATTAACTCTACGCCGAGATCTGTGTAAGTCGATGTCATAAAATTTTGTTCTCCTAATTAGATATTTAATTTATATTACTTATAAAGTCAATGACGTTTATATACTATCAACGTCAGTATAACCAGCACTTTGAGTTGCTGTTACGTCACTATAACTTGCACTTTGAGCTGCTGCTACATCACTATAGCTAGCACTTTGTGTTCCTGTAATATCTTTATATCCTAAAGGTGTTACATTCCCTACACTAACAGTTGCTGATAATCCAGTCAAGCCCATTACATCTGCAGGAACAATAGCTCCTACTGCAGAAGTTGCTGCAAGTCCTGTTAATCCCATTACATCGGCAGGAGAAATTGCACCTACTGCAGAAGTTGCTGAAACTCCTGTTGGTTGAACTGTTGGATTGGATGTAATGTTTGGAGCACCTACAGCACCTAATGCTGAAAGTCCTGTTAATGATTCTGTATAATCTCCTCTAGCAACTGGAGCGCCTACTGCAGAAGTTGCTGCAACCCCCGTTAAAGGAACACCTTCTCCAATAATAATTGCACCCACTGCAGATGTCGCTGCGACACCTGTTAATGTAGTTGTATTATCTATTGTAGGAGCTAGAGCACCAAAAGCACTTGTTGCTGCAAGTCCTGTTAATCCCATCACATCTGCCGGTGCAATTGCACCTACCGCTGATGTTGCTGAAAGTCCTGTTAAAGTTTCTGTAGCTGATTCAACACTACCCCAACCGTTTTCTCCCCAGTCCAAAGTTCCCCAACCAGGATAGAAAACAACACTTAATGCTCCTACGGCTGTTGTTGCTGAAACTCCAGTAATTGAAACATCAAGACCAGATTCACCCCAGTTCTCAAATCCATATGTATCAGAACCCCAACCTAATTCATTGAAAGGTATAACTGTTCCGAGTGATGTTGTTAATTGTGAAGGTGCTGTAATTGAAACATCAATTTGAGTTTGCTCACTCCATTGATTCTGTCCCCAGGTTGTTCCGGATTGTCCCCAAGTATTTGCCATAAGGAG